TAATTTTCGGATGACCGTAGACCTTGCCACGATCTTGCATGATGTCGATTGCATTGATAAGTGCCTCGGTTGCTTTCACTTACCCACCTGCTCGTAATATTTACGGACAGCCTTGCGACCATCGACGAGCCCTTGATCGTAGCCAGTTTCCTGACCCCATCTAAAGGTAAAGTAATTTGCTAAGCAAAGTCCAACAACTGTAAGGATTGTTAAAGAATTCATATAGCCCTTTCTTGCCCCGTATTTCGGGAACAGGAAAAGTGTCGCACAGCTAGTGGGATTTACCCTGTTGATTTAGATAACGAAATGGTAACAATTCTGCATCGTCCATCTGATCATCAATATCCCGTAGGACATCGTTACCGAGCGCGCCCGTATCTCTTACCTGACACAACGAATGTACCGTCCTTTTCTAGGTTAATGATGCTGACCTGCACGTTTGTACCGATTTCCTCGATGATTATGAACGCCTGTTGCCAGTTCATTGTGCCTTTAGTGTAATGAGCCTGTCGGACATCCATAAGATGCCCACCTTCCCAGCCTCTCAGGATACGCCCTATTTTGCCCCCAGAAGCCTCTGTGAAGGCTGATTGACCTGCTCTGTGAGTGTGTCCACATATAACGCTAATACCATGCCTACGAGCCGCCTCAAGGGCTGTAAGACCAGGTGTCGGCTTGACGGACTGTTCATCACCATGTAGGGCAATAATGCCTCTAGCGACCGAGTAGGGCTTCTTGTGATAGGTAATGCCTAGTTCATCAAGCTTCATAAACTTCTCAAAGCGCAACTCAGGCAATGCTAAAAAGGCTGGAATCTTTTTCATGATGACATTGTAAAGACGGTCTGTGTGATTGCTACGAATCATGTGAGCATCTTTGGTGTGTTCAACCAATGACCAAAGAACTTCGACTGCTTCATCTCTGTCAGCAGCTAGTGTTTGTTCGTACCATCCTGGAGTGTTTTCTGTCCATCGGGAAATCTGTGGTAGGTCGATTTCATCACCGAGAGTGACGACAGAATCGGGGCGTACAGCTTTAATATACGCTGCAACATTTTTTACTGCTACTGGATCGTGATAGGGAACTTGTAAGTCTGGAACTACAACAGTTCTTTTCATTCATCCTCATCGTCATACCAGTCTGGCTCTGGGATATTAGGGTTAATTGGATCAGGTAGTATCCAGTCCGGATACGCGTTTTTCTCTGTAATTATGCCAAGTGCCAAATCAACATCGAAGCCTGCGCGGCGTAATGCACGGTACATCTCGTGTATTCCGATTGCCCATGCGTCTAGTTTGGAATAGCCTTCATCCACTAGCTTCTTAGTTGCTTTTCTTGCCATGACTAAATTGTCACCTCTCCAATAAAGAAATGATTGTTTCGACACGCCCTTCAAGTCGATTCAATCTGTCATTCATTGATGAACCACCATTAGGTTTTAGTTCATTCAAGTAATGCTTGACTAGCCAGCGGACTGATCCTGCAAAGCCAGTAACGATAGAGATAACTGCAACTGCTAGAGCCGCCCAGTTAAGGGCGTTCATTATGCGATTTGCTCGTCTGTAGGGTCAAGGTACTTGACAACAGGAGCTACTAACGCAGAAGCAAGGACTGCATATTCCGGACGTATGTCTGCAACTAATGCAAGTCCCAAAGTAATTGCTGATACTGCTACAGCCTTGAGATATGACTTGATTGCATTCTTTGTGTTCTTTGATAGTTTCATCTGTTTATTCCTAGCATCGGTATATCGAACCAGCTACCGTTTTGGTCGCCTTCTTTAGTAAAACTAATATGGATATGAGCGTGATGAGAATTGATTCCCTTATATTTGATAAAACGCCATAACGATTTTCTGGATGCAATCTTTCCTGCGTAGATGACATATGCAATCCGTTTGTCCTTCTTGGCGCATAGGCGTATTTGGTCGGCAAGATAAGCACCTGTGCTGGGGCGTGAGTCGAAGTCCTTATCCACATCAATAGCCCTGACGATTCCGTTAGACGGATCGGGATTGTGGTCACTCTTACGATTGGAGTGTGCGGCATCGCCTATCCAACCATCCGACTTACGATCTCTATCTGGAAAGGCATCATCGATTTGTTCACGAAGTTGTTGCCCTGCCTTACAGAGTATCGGCTTCACGATCAACCTTTGGAACTATCCATCGACAAGTTTCTTCATCAAATCCTGTTGCATCCTCTGGTTCTGGAGCAATAAAAGCATCACGAGCTGCATCATAAGTAAATCCAATAGAGGCAAAGTTTTTACGAATTGTCCCATTGTAAGAAGTTTTAATCCAGGTACCACCGAGCGATTCCATGAATGATTGACCTTCATCTGGTTCATTATTGTCACCAACAAGAACACGAATAACTAAATTATCTTCGTTTATTTCAGCCCAATGACTCATTTTGCGTACCTCACCATGACAAGACCCGAACCGCCATTACCGCCTTTGTAAAGTCCCCCAACATTTTCCATTGTTCCACCGCCGCCTGAGCCTGTGTTGGCTGTTGCATTTGCAGCACTTGAACCTTGAGTAGCAGCTGTGCCGCCGCCTGCTCCGCCATTGCCTTTTGTTCCAATAGATGAACCACCACCACCACCTGCGTAGTAACCGCTTACACCTGTGCTAGTAACTGTTGCCCACGCTGAATAAGTATTTGTTCCTGCTCCGCCATTACCGCCTGCTCCAGGATTTCCACTTGTGTAGTTACCACCAACGGCTCCAGCACCACCGCCACCGCCTTGATTGTAACGAAAACCACCATTACCGCCTGCAAAACCTTGACCAGATGTTGCAGAACCTCCGCTGTAAACTGTTCCGCTAGTTTCACCAGTAGCACCGCCGCCTGAGCCTCCAGAACCACCTGCGCCTGCTGCATTTCCTTTTCCGTAACCACCGCCAACTGCTGTGGTAAAACCTGTAACTGTTGTATCTGTTCCTACTGAACCATTTCCAGCAGTAGTAGCACCACCACCACCGCCGCCAATAGTTACTGTTTTACTTGCGGAAAAACTTTGTGCTGTTAGATAAACCAGCCCACCTGCACCACCGCCTGCACCCTGTTCAGCACCACCACCACCACCGCCCGCAATGATTATCAAATCGCAACTTAAAGTTGTTGATGGCGCAAAAGTTCCACTAGATGTGAAAGTGTGGTACCAATATGTTGCATCAGATGTGATTGTTCCACCCGTGGCTTTTGGTTGAGGGGCTGAAAAAAGAACAGCAGCGACAGTATTAGCAATCATTAAGCAACGCCACCTACAATATACCAAGTATCTGTACCAGTTTTAATACAAGCCGCTGATCGATATTGTGCCAATGTTGGAGATGCTGCTGTTGCACCAACAGATAAAACAGTTGTTGTTCCTGGTGTTACAGCTGAAATTGTTGTAACTCCTGCACCAATGTTAAGGACTGTAATTACAGTACCTATTGGATGTGCCACAGATGCGTTTGTTGGAATCTTAAAAGCATTAGCAGAAGCGTTGCTCATTGTTACAAGAACTTGATATGAGTCAGTTAAAACTGTTGTATATGTTGTGCCTGTCTGCGCGTTAAGAGTATAGGCAACTAACCCATTGTACATTGCGCTAGTAAATACATCGCCCGTTGCGGCTGGGTATCCTGAAGCCATTATTTTTCTCCTTTAGTAAGAAAGTACATTTTGTCCGATAACACCATATAATGATGTTCCTAGTATAAACCCATCAATGATAGGTTCAAGCGTTGTAAGCGTAGTTTTCCAGGAGTTTGGGGTAACATCGTGAGCTACACCAAATACCTGGAAAATCTCTGATAGTGTCGATGTTCCAACCGCAGCAGGTTGAGTCGTGGTGATTGATACTGGATCAAAGAATTCTAGGTCTAAAGCTGCTGTAATTCCAGCATCATAGTTGTCTGTGTAAAGGTCAAGAACAATCGCATCGCATCGAGTTTTTGTTTCGGCTCTAGATGCCACATAAGCCCCAGCGTAATCCAAAGCAACTGCATCAGTTTCCATGAGAAGGTTTTGCTGATTATAGGAATGAAGAAAGTATTTGTTGATTGATGCTGCATTTGATGCAGTTTGGGTCGTGCCGCCTGTGCGAGTGATTTGCGCTGAGTTATAGATTAGGACATCGTTAAGAACCCACACCGCGTTGAAGTAGCCAATAGCTGTGCCATCATCCTTAAACACAACTGGAGTCTGATTTACGCTGTTGGTGGTAAATAAACGGTCTTGGAATACAAAGTTTCCAGAAGCATCGACATATAAAGAGCCATACTCTGATAGTTCAACCGTCTGCATTGCTTCTAGGGCTGTTCTAGCCGTACCAGGATCAACCTGCATAGTTGTCTGTCCGGCATCGAC